ATTTATCAGCTTGTCTTTATGCAAATAATTGCATAGCCAATTCGGGTTGCAATAGAGCATTGGACGATAGCCAGCAGACTTGATTCTATCGCAGAAGGCAATGACAATGCTTGTAAGAGTATCTTTGCCAAGATGAGTTTGCGAAGAATCCTCAATATCAAAGGCAACGGGCAAATCTATCTTATAACCTTTAATTGTTTTTAAGCAAAAATCAGCTTCTTTTTTAGCCTCAGCAACAGACCTTGCATAGCTATAATGATAGATACCGCATTTTATGCCCACTTTAATAGCATTTTCTATGTTTCTGACGAATTTGTTGTCAATTTGATTAGGATTTTCTATGCCAAAGCTCGAACGAATCATAGCGTATCTTACGCCTGATTTATAGACCTTATCCCAGTCGATATTTCCATTCCAAGTACTTACATCAATTAATTTTTCTTTCATAATAAAGCTTCCTTTCATTATTGTTTAATCCATTCGCCGAGATGTAGCATATATAGCTCGTGTGTGTCTGTACACCAAGCTTTGCTACCGTCGTTAGCGTCAGTTAATAGTTTGAGTTTATCAACATCAGCACTCTTGAGTATGTACTCCTTGATGTTGTAAAATCTGTTACCAACTTGTCTAATGCTACCTAAATCACTCATAATTGTCCACCACCTCTGCTTTTATTCGTTGATACTCTTCTTCGCTGATTTCGATAAAATCTTCTGCTTTAAGAGATTTGGCAAGATAGATTTCGCCCTCGTAGACCTCGTTTGTATTAACATTTTTGAGATGTTTGCCACCGCTCGGCACAAGCTTCACTACTGTTACTTTTGATGTTGTCATATTATCACTCCTTATTTATGCTAAAGTCCAGTTTTTGTCTGTCGCTATGGCTTTTTGTGCATCACTGAGCTTTGCGAAATTAGTTGCTCCAAGTGTCAATGTATACGCTGTCTGTCCTGTACGGTCAGCAAGAGCCGTAAGTATTGCTACGAGCGTATCTACGCTGTATCTTGTGCTTGCTGATAGGTCCAGACCATTGCAGTTAAATCCGTCACCGAGAGTAACATTTGTGAGTTTTGAGCAGTTGGTAAATACTGATTTTCCTAATTTTGCGACAGTGTTAGATATTGTCATATCACTAAGAGATGTACACCCATAAAAAGCATTATCTCTAATTTCTACTACCCCATCAGGGATATTTATACTTTCAAGATTCAAACAAAAGTTAAATGCCGTTACCCCTATTGTCGCTATATTATCAGACAAAGTAACACTTGTCAGCTTAGTACAAGCATTAAATGCTCCTCGTCTAATCTCAGTCCACCTATCAGGTATTACAAACTCCGTAACCTCGCCTGTCAACACACTCTCATACAAGTCAGACTGTTGTTTATACTTATCTGCCTCTCGCTCCAACTGCTTTATTTTGCAGTACATTGCAATGTCTGTTAAGTCCATTTTAGTTAGTCCTCGCTTTCTTTAACCTCAGTTTCGACTGTGTTTTTTAATTTTTTGACTATAACAGTAATAAATTTTGGTAATGGTACACCTATACGATTAAGATTTTCAAGTATACTTATCAACTCATTTATAATAAGCCATATTGCAACCAATATGCCAAAAAATACAGTATAGTTCATGGTGATACCTACTTGCGTCATACCGCTGTATATAAGCCAATCAACGCCCATTCCAACACATACTAAAGCTAAATAACATAACTTTTTAATTATGCCAAATACACCCTTTTTGCTTGATAACTCAGCATTATGCCAAGCTGATACCATACCAGTTATGTAATCTATCACCATAACAGTCATAAGTACAATAATAGGCACAGCAAGTATACTGAAATAATATGTAAGTGCTGCAAGAGCTGCTGTTATTACAGCTTGTATTGTTGTTTGCTTATCCATTTTTATCACTCCTTGATTTTTATCAATGTATTGCTATCAACAGCAAAGTATCTGTTGTTGTCGATAAGCAAAATATTATTTGCAGTGACATTTGAGCAATCATACACACTTTTCATATCGTGTACTACAATATTATTTTGCACAAGCGGTTTACTTTCTATAATTTCTACATTTTCATCTCGACTATAAAGCAAACGATTAGTTATTTTATAAGTTTCGCCCTGATGATTTTCATCTGTACGAATATACTCCGCTTTGCTTGCTATACTATTTAAATTATAAGCTATAACATTAAAGTCCTGCTCGTGATATGACATTAAATTGTATTTATAAGCATTCGGCAGAGATTGATTATGGTCACTAAACAACATTACTACTGTGTTATCGTTTGAAATTAACATAAAGTTAAATGTCCTCGTCGCTATATCTGTTACGAATTTCATAGCACTTGAAAAAAACAAGCCTGCACTTGATTTATCCACATTATTGATTACTGTCTGTATATTATATTGATAAGTTAACTTATTAATCGCCACTGCTCTTATAAGCTTTATCTTATAGCAGTTACTCACATCAAAAATTATAGTAATGATATGAGATGAATCTTCATTAGCAAACTCTGCGTCAATATCTGTTTCGCAAGTAATTCTGTTATCTGCTAATGTTAATTCATTTGCAAATGCTTTGATAAAATCCTTTTCTGTGCCGTTTATGCTTACTGATTTATTGATATAACTCATTCTGTTTCCTCGCTTTCTTCGTAGACTATCTTCGTAATTGTTGATGTTGTTCTGATGAGTTTGCTAAAGTAGTTTGCAGTCGTTATATAATGATCCGACTTGCCACCACCGCTAGCTATTTCTTGTACAGTCTTATTTAAATCATTAAGTCCATCAACAATACCAGCTATACTTCCACTTAAATTGCTTCTCACTGATGATGAATTCTCCTTTCCTGCACTTAAAATTTTTGACTTTCCTCTATACTTCCAATTTATTCCTGTAATGTATGTTTTACAGCCGCCCTCATACTCTGGAAGTAATATACAATCCCATAAATCAAGTGCTGGGTCCCCACTCCAAGTGATTTCTGATGGATAGTATGATATTGAACCCATACTATTATAAATCTGTGTGAGTATTCGACTTATTTCTTTTTCTCCACCATTTTCAAAAAACTGATTATCAGTATCTACAATGAATTTTCTACCAGTCTCATTGCCAACAGATATATCTTTATTATTTTTTGTTGTATATGATACAAGTGTTATATTTGGTGAGCAGTCGATAATCTTTGCAGAAAATATTTGTTCATTTGTGAGCTTATATACTGGAGCTTCACTTTTTATCTGTTTTAAATAGAGCTTATTGTCCCTGCCAATATATGCAAATGAGCCGGAATGTGCTGCTATTATGCTTATTGCATCTCTATATGTTTCGCAAGGAGTGTATCTTCCAACTAAATTTTCAGGGTTTATCACAGGAGCTGTATTACCTGATGGTAACTTTTCTACATCTGTTTTGCTCATACCAAGAGTAACTCCACATTTACTGCATATATCACTTAAATGTCTGTATATAGTAGCTTGTTTTCCTTTATACGAATATTCTTTATCGAATTTTAACATTGAATCATATGCAATAAGTTTTACTACTCCTTGTCCCTTTTCCGCTGTGTCAACATAATAAGCACCAAGCGGTACATACTCGAAATCTTCCCGACCTAATGTAAGTTCTATGCCAAAATAAAGCTCTATCTTTGCACCAATAAAACTCTTATAATCTGATTTATTGTAAAACACTGAAACTCCAAGTTCTGATGCATAGACACTTCCTGCATTAAGATCATCACTATCAACAGCCTTTTTGTTTATATACAAAGAAGCTTCTTGAAAAGTGTTATTGCTTACAGCTACAACAGCTCCATTTTTGAATGTGATTCGTCCCTTTATATCAACATATCTTTCTGCTAAATGTATAGCTTCAAGATATTTATCTGAAACTGCATACATAGAATCACCACCTAATATTCAATTAAATCACATGAAAACTCCCATAGTGTTTCATTATAGTTTTTCTTTTGAAGTGCAATCGTAGAACTTCTATCACCTGCATACATCTTTGTTGTAACATACATACCAGTAGTGCCATCAAAGAACTTAACCTGTATGCTTTCAGGAGCAAGTGCCTGCGTCAGCTTTACAAGTTCAATTGTATTAACAAGCCAGCTTGCTTTTATTTTATATACACCCTGCCGAACCCTATCACGATTCATTATTCCAGACAAAGAGCGTGAAGTATTCTCAGAATCAAGGTCGCTTCTATCTATGCCGTAACTTTTAGGTGCAGGCATAAGTACACCATCTATCCTTATATACTCCAATGTTAAACCTCCAAATAAAAAAGTGCCGATAATCTTAACGACTATCGGCACTTGGTAATTAAACACTTGGCTCTATACTTTTATTTAATTATACATAATTATCATATGACATTTCAATGACATTTTAAAACTTATTTAAAAATTATATGGATTCTATAATTAAAATATTTTTAAAAATACAGTTTATTAAACATCATTCCACTTCTTTAATAAGATTTTCTATTGTTTCTATAAAGTTATCTGTATGTTTAATAGCTATCATCATATTCTCTTTTTTAAGTTTTTCCTCCTTTTTTTCAAGTAATAACAACAATTTTTCAAATCCTTTGATAGTATCTTCTACTTTAATATATTTCATATATTTGATATTTCGCCACATATATTTAAAGAATCCAATAAATTGATGCTTTTTATAATTAGGATTTTCAAAAAAAGCTTCAGCTGTAACTTCTGCCATTTCTTCATCAAAAACATTCACTATTTTATTTTGCATAAATGCTTGTATTGAATCATTTTTTATACTAAGTAAATATAATTTTCTATTCTCTTCAAATATTAGAATGTTGTTATCCCAAAAATTTTTAATAAATTCATAAATTTCCCACTCTTCTTTACTATAAAGATTTTTACTTGTTTCATCAATATACTCTTTTACATGTGAATCTTCTGCATTTTCATCTATTAATTTATTAATACAATGGTTGACTCCTATTTTCACTTTATGCCATTCAATATAACAGGGTAAAATCAAATTATATTTTCTAGCCAAACAACAATTTTGTATAAAAAATACATACTCATTTAAAGACAATTCTCCGTTATATGCCATTTCTACTACTTCTGAAAATCCTTTTTGTAAAACATTATCATCAATATCCATGATGTAATTCATACGAACAATGTCTTTAGGTTCAATTGCTTTTTCACAATCTTTAATTTTTTGAATTTCAGCTTTTAAAAATTCGTCATTCCATTCTCCTTTTAAAATCCAATTTTTGGCTGTTTCAAGCATATATCTATTATTAAATATAGGGTATAATTTTTGCACTTCTCCATCTGTAATTATTGTACCATATTTTTCTTCCTTTGCTACACCCATTTTATAAGCAAACATATACGCTATAAATGAATATAATCGGTTCTCAAGATTATCAATAAAGTTCTGGTTAACAAGTGCATTATAGACACGATAAAAACCTTGTAATGCACATTTTAAGCTTCGAATATTATGCAATTGATTAGTAGATTCTATAGCAAAAATTTCGGAAATATTTTTTTCAAACTTTACTAAAAAATCATGATAAGGCTTTGATAGATATTTTTGTTTTTCTATCACTTCATGGACAATTCTTGTATAATCTGGCTTATATCTTATAGTTCGCTCAATAATTTTTTCTTTAATTTCATCATATGCAATTTTTTGAGAATTATTTTTTAATTCATCATCTTTTTTATTTAGTATTTTATCTTCGTTTGCCACAACTATCGTATAGATTTTCTGGTTTTCAATATAATTATTAATACACCCGAGAATATCAATTGTGTCTAATTTACTACGTTCTAAATCATCAAAAACTAAAACTACTTTTTTCTCATTCAATTCTTTTTCTATATTCATTATTGTTGCTGGATTAAATGAAATAATATTTTTTAAATCATCTGACAAAGGAAGTCTAGAAAGCTTATCTTTAAGTTTTGATAGCGTATTACTTTTTTCACTCCAACCCTTATCTTCCAAATATGCATTCATCCATGCATTATGAACACTTTCATCAATTAGTGCAACTGATGTAATCCCAAATAGCGAAACACGCAATATAACATGAGACTTTATCAATTCATTTTTAAGTATATTTTCTAACAGAAATGTCTTTCCACAACCCCATTCTCCAGTAATCATTAACGCCCCTATTGGTTCTGGTTCATTACAATAATAAATTAACTCTTGTAATGTTGTCATAAGATACCTCCTTTTATGAAATAGCTATTATAATTGATTTTATTATCAATTATTCATAATGTGCTTATTTCTTTTGCCTAAGTTCAAAAATACTTTCGCTTATTTCTACAAAGGTTTGCACTATTGCATTTAATAGAAAAGTCAATGGTATGCCAATTACTGACAACACAAACATCAGGACATTTTTTTCTGCTAAACCAATGAAAGCAAATACTACAAGCACAATAACTATACAAATACATACTATTAAATTCAAAACGGTTATTTTCTTATTAGAGAAGCTCATATAGCTGAAATCTCTGCCATTTGTCGTTTTCATAAAATTCACCCCAGAAATTTATTAGTAACCATTAGCTGTAACACCATACACAGCTTGTTCATGAGTGAAGCCTTCATATTCTAATTGTTCAATTAACTCATCTCTTGAAAAAGAAGTAAATTCTAAATATGACGCTGCTTTTTTATCTGCCTGATCATTCCAATCAGCACCACAGCCAGCAACACCATATTTCGCCTGCTTATCAGTAAAACCTTCATATTTTAACTGTTCAAGTAGTCCTGAATAAGAAAAAGCTGAAAATTCCAAATAGGATTTTGCTTTTGAGAGTGCTTGCTTATTCCAATCTGCTCCACAATTATCCACTGCAAAGGTAGCATCACTATGAGAATATTTTTCATATTCCAATTGTTTTATTAGTCCATCACGGGAAAAAGCAGAAAAATCCAAATAAGACTTAGCCTTTTTTAAAGCATTTCTCTGGCCCATTGTCATTCCTGTGTTTACCGATTTAGAAGATTCTTCGGCTTTTCGTGATTGTTCTGCCTTTCGGGATTGTTCGGTTTTTTTAGACTCTTCTATTTTGCGAGAACCTTCTGAGGTAATAGAAGATTCTTCTAAGTCATATCCTTTTGTTCCAAGTATATTTGCATCATTTATAGCTTTATATTCATCTAAATAATCATCGAAATCTGGTTCAGATTTTTGATAACTCTTAATAGGTATACTAAGAGTTTTATCTAATTCTCCATCTTTCCAAGAATAGCTACCACATTCGTCATCACTTGTTATGTAAAAAGTATAATCTGAATATTTACGACTTAGACACATATTAATAATAAGTATTCTAACAAATTCTCGTTCTTTGTCTTTTCCGTCAAAAAGACATAAAATATTTGCTTTGGCTTTGCCATTTTCTTTAGTTTCACTATACATTATATAGTTGTTTTTATCAAATTCATACTTTTCTAAATCCGAAGTATCTTCACTTGTAACATTGCTATCTAACTTTGAAACTTGAGAAATAATGCTGCTTTCAGCTTTAGAGGTTACTACTGAAACTACACTACTTTCCGCCTCATAAGATTCAGGTGCACTTGAACTTATTGCAGCAATACTTGATTTTGAACTACACCCTGAGCAAGCACTTAATACGAGAATTGCTGTGATTATAATTGCCATTTTCTTTTTAGTCATAATTTATGCACTCCTTTAAATCAATTATTTACTGACATTATATATCATTTAATTTTATAAATCAAGCATTTTTCACAAAATAAAAGCAAGAAGTTATAAAACTCCTTGCTTTTTGCTTAATTCACTTTATTTCTGCCATTACTTCTTATAAATTCTCTGCGTGAACGCTTTTCTACACTATTATAGACTTCATCATTATCAAGATATACAGTGGTATAAATATACATTGGCTGATTATCGGAATTATCGCTGCTCTTGGCACTCATAACAGCCTCATATACACCTCCCTTGATACTTTCAACAATCTGTTCGTTGTTTACTACCGCTGTCTTATTACCTATCCTGCCGACAAGCTCTGCACCATTTTCACGAGCCATAAACATTTCACCACTCTCAGGATAACCGCCGCTTGAATACATTTTTGGAACAACTATCATTGGCATTTTTGAACCAATAGTTGCAGTTCCATTAGTCAGTTTAACACTATTTACACTGTTGACCATATTCGTTAAGTTTGTATTCATAGTTTTACTTAGATTATTTGAAAATATCTGCATTTTTTGCAAAATAACATCAAACATACTTACGAATGTAACTGTAATATTATTTGTGTCTATACCTTTTGTGAATGTGTTGCTTAATTTTTTGGCGTTTTTCTTTACACTATCAAAATCAAGAGAATTACTGAATGAAATATTAATTTTCTGTCCCAAGCTTTTTACAGTTTTTGTTGTATCAGAAACATTATCATTGACTGCATTTACAAAACCGTCAACATACCATTCACCTAATTGATATGTTTTTTTAGATGGAGAACCGAATTGTCCTGCTTCATAGCTTCCTTTATAAACATAATCAAATGAATTTTTTCCTGCTCCCTTGAGTGCAGATTGTGAACTATTCATAGCGTTTATTGAACCCTTGTTGTACCAATCCATAATTTCTTCACCGCTACTTTCAACCTTCTTTTTTAAGGCTTGATTTGATGTAAGATAGCCAGAATTTCTATTAATAGCAGATTGCGTTGCTTTTCCAATAGCACTTCCTATTGAGTCACCCAAATTTATTGAGCTATTTTTTAAAGATTCATCAAACACAAGAAAGTTTTTAAAAATGCTTTCTTTTGTCCCTGATTCAGACATTTTCTTTTCAAAACTATCAACAGCACTTTTAGCAGCATTTTCACCAACTTCAATTGAAGATTTATTTGTTGATACACCAAACTTTGTATAAAAATCATCAAGGTTTATATCAAAATTATCACATTGTTCTTGAATTGAGTTTTTAATTTCAGAAAATTGCCTATCAATGTCTAACATATTTGCAAACGAAGTATCTCCATCAGCTTCAGCTACTTTGAGAATATTTTCATCATATGCATCTTGAATTGCTCCAAAAATTTCTGCAATTTTTTCCTGAGCTTGTTTTTTCTGTTCATCATAATTTGCTTCAAGAAGTTTCATTGAATCATCTAAGGCTTTTTTAATTTTTTTATATTCATCATCACTTATTTTACCATAAGAATATAAGGTATCTGCCTTATTGAGAAGATTTTGAATAGCTGTCTTTTGTGTTACATAAGCATCTTTAATACCTGTCATAGTGTTCTCAGCAGTTGTACCAATTTCTTCAATTTTCTTTTTTGCTGTATCTGTATCTTCAAAATTGATTGCACCATTTTTTACATCTTTTAAATCTTCTTGAAGTCTTATCGAATTTTCTGAAACTGTACTACTTAAATCATTAAGAAGTTTCATATCATTGTCAAATTGCTTTTGTTCCTCAGGAGTAACCTTAATACCTTTTGAAATTTTATCAAGATATGAATTTGCACTTGCCTGAACTTTGTTTGTTTCAGTATTAAATGTGTTTTGAAAACCTTGAAGAATTGTCGTCATTTTATTCACATCAACACCTAATTTATCTGCCACTTCTCCAGAAGTTTGTTTAAAAAGTTTAAAAATTGATTCTGTATTTAAACTAAAGTTATCCTTCATATTTTTAACAAGGTCATCTAATGCAGTTTTCATTTCTTTAACTTCAGTTGCAGTTAATTCACCTGTTCCGTCTAACTTCAATCTAAAGTTTTCCACCTTTTCTCTTGCGTTATCCAATTTTTCATTGCTTTCCTGAATAGCATCACGCATTTCTTTAACTTTTGAAGTATAATTGTCAATAGGTTCAAGGGAATTTTCTAATTTTGTCTTATAAGTGTCAAGCTTTGCTCCTTCACCATCAAAAAATGTATTATTCAGAAATTCAGTACGCATTTCTTGTTGCGCCTGTATAACTCCACTAATTGCACCCACAACAACTCCCAATGTGGTAATAATACCACCAACAGGTCCTGTCAAAGCAAAAGCTGTACCTATAGAACCTGCCATACCTATAATATCCAAAAAGCCATTTTTTGCATTTAATGTTCCCTTTGTCATATTATAGAAAAAGTCGTGTGCTGTAAAAGCTCCTAAAATTGTTGTAGCCGCCGTAATAGCAAACTTTTGCAATGTAGAAAGATTATCCCTGATATTCTTAAAACCATTTTTTATTGAAGTAAAGAAACCCTCGCCTTTATCACGAGAATTTTTAAAGCCTGTTATAAAATTTTTAGATATATCACTTATCGTTTTTATAACTTTCAGGTTTTTAAACCAAGTCCATAACTGTTTCAGATAATCCCAAAATTTCTTTATTTTACTGATAACCCATATTGTTGCTATTACTTCTGCTAACCTTTTTATAAATGGTATATTATCTTTAACCCACTTTTTTAAATCTGTAAAGAATTTCTTCATATGTTCATAGATTTTATTTGAACTTTCATCAAGTCCACTAAGAAAATCATATTCTGGCAGTTCTATATCTAAGTCCTTGCTTGTATTGATTTTATTTGAATCACTTTTTTCTGTATCGTTTTTCAGCACATTGATTTCATCGAAACCAGCCAATCTTTGCATTGCTTTCTTTGTTGAATTTGCACTGTCGGCAGTATCATCAAGTGCATTATTCAAATCATCAACACCATCAGTAACACTATCAACACTTAACCCTGAATAATCTATTTCTGGAAGTTCAAACCCCCACGCCTTAGCAAGTGCTTCTGCGGCTTCTGTAGCAAGCCTTACAAATGCCTGAATATAAGGTATAAGCTTTGCAACAAGAACACTGACAATATTACCGATAGCCCTTTTAAGCTGTTCAAACTGTTGCTCCAATATTCTCAGTGAGTTTGCAGGTGTTGTTATTGTACGAGACATATCGCCCATAACATTTTTAGACTGTTCCATAATAGCAACATATCGAATCAAGCTTTTCTGTGCTTGTGTCATTTTACTTATAGAATCTGTTATACCGTGGCTATACGCTACCTGTTGCAATGTTGCCACATCAAGAGCGTATCCGAGCCTTCTCAACGGTTCTAACTCGCCTGAAATACCAGACTGAACTTTAGTCATAGCCTTATCAATATCTATATTATAGAATGACGAAATATCATAGGCTATTTGCGTTAGGTTTTTACTCATAAGATTTGCTTTTTCTGTTACTACTCCAAAACCACTTGCAATAGATTTAAAAACGCCCTGATTCCGCACCCATTCTGAAATATCTATCGACATCAGATTATTGACTTTCTGTGCAAAATTAAAACTCTCATCTGCCGCATCTCCCATAGCAACTGTAAACAAATTTATATCCTCAATATATTCATTACTCTTTATGTAGTAATCTGAAAGTATTGAACTTACCTTTTTTAAAGTTACTCCGTAAGCTGCAAGTTTAATTTTCACAGCGGTTAAGCCCTGAATCAAAAAATTTTTTGAAGCAGCTACATTTTGATTTGATGTTGAAAGCCCCTGGTTACTCTTTATCACTTGTTGTAGCTTTGTAGGCAAAGAACTAAAGCCATTTGAAACCTTTTCCATTTCTGTTGCGAGAGGTTTTACTGCGTCTGCTGTTCTTTGAATTGATTGTGCAAAGCTATCAAAATCCACATTCTTTAAATCATCTGCTATTTTCGGAATTTTTTTCAGGCTGTTTAAGAAAGGATTTATATTATTCTTTCCTAATGTCTCAAAAGTTCGTAATGAATTGACAACTTGATTCAGTCGGCTTACATCTATTTCTTCCATATTATTGAGAGCGGAAACAGCCTCCGGCAAACGCTTTGCACTATTTATAAATGGGTTTATATCAGTTTTGCCCACTCCTTCAAATGTTTGTAAAGTTGAAGTTATACGCATAATTTTGTCCGAATCAATATCAGGCATATCTGAAAGAGATTTCATAAGATTAGGAAGTCTTTCAGCACTTGTTATAAAAGGATTGATATTATTTTTTCCAAAATTGCTGAATGATTTCAACGCATTTGTAATTCCAAGAATTTTATCTGTATCTGCATCTGTGTCTGATATTGCCTTAATCGCACTCGGAAGCATTTCTGCACTTTTTATAAATGGCTTTACACTGACACCTTTAAGAGTATCAAGCTCTCTTAGCGAGGACACAAGCTTGTTTATTTTCTCAGTTTGTGCATCAAGTGTTGATAATGACTTGGCTGCTTTATTCAGTGCATTAAGCCTTCTCGTAACAGACGAAAGGGAGCTTGCCTTTTCGACAGCTCCCTTGATTCTTCCGAGTGTGGAGAGAAGGCGATTCAGGCTTTTTTCCGCCGCACTTGATTCTGCGGAAATCTGTAAATTAAGTGAATCTATATTAACGCTCATCACCATCACCCTTATATTTAAATTTACTTACTATGGAATTCATCCATACCTGAGCCTTTAATCTTTCATTTTCCTCGGCTTTTATTTTCTCATCTTCGGTTTGTTTTGTTTCTCCATATCCATAAGGCTTCTGAGGATATGGTAAGGGCTTAGTCCCTGACTTAGCAAAGGCATTAAGTATAGGTGAAACATCGCAAAAAGCTTCATATATATACATACCTTGAAGCCACGCATTATAGTTTTGTGTTTCAATTCTTAACTTGTGAGCCTTCCTATAATATTTTACGAGTGAAGAATCACCCTCCCAGTATTCCTTGCTTGTCATACCAATAGAAAGATAGTAAGGAAAATACTTGAAAAAAAGCTCTGTTCCATTTTGTATTTCGGGAAGTGAACTTAGAAGTTCGCCTCCCAGATTGCGTTTCCCTCGTCTTCTTCCGACTTTTCTTCATCATCTGTACCCATAAGGGAAAGTATCGGCTCTTGATACATTTCAATCAATTTTGAAAGAAGTTCGTCCTTGTTTTTGATTGTATCGTAAATTGCATTGATAACATCACGCTTCACAAACCTATGATTTGCAAGAAAAGCTCCTGCAAAAAGCAGTGGAATCATTGTAGCCGGCTTATCAGAAATTTCAGACATAACAAAGCCTTGCTCTTCCATTTTCTGAACAGTCTTTCGTGTAAATTCAAGCTTATATTCCTTTTCCTCTGTAATAATTGTCATTGTCTTACTCATTTTTTATACCTCCAAAATTTTATTCAGTTGTTGGCTTTTCAAACCAATCAGGAGCGTTTGTTGGTGTTATGTAGAGAGTATTCTCAAGCACTGCACCGACAGAAGTTTCAGGCATACCAAGTGGAGATGGATTTCCCTTGAAGTATACTGCTTTACTAAGTCCCTTTGTTGCTATGCAGAACCAAATAGACTTACCACTTGACTTTGCTGTTTCATAAGAAGTCATAAGTGCTTCCCACTTACTCATAAGAACTTCCGTCATATTTGCAGTAAATTCCAAGGCACCACCAAGGTCCTTCAATCCGTCAATATATGTTTTATATTCGGTTTCTGCGAGGTCTGTGGTGTCAAGAGTTTCGGGCGAAACATTTGTCGCAGGTGTAGACTTAACGCCTGGAATAATTGTATATCCTGTTGTTGGACGAGTGCCTGCTGTCGCTTCTACCGCATAGCTTAGTGTTGTGCCTGCGGTACTTAGATTTATAATTGTATCTGCCATTTAAAATCATTCCTTTCATTTTATATAAATATAATTATCCTTGCCAATAACGGCTTCATATCTTGCCTTTAAACGATAAATTGATATATCTGAAATATTATCCATAGGCTGACAGAAAGTCCTTATACAGCCTAATTCTGATAGCTTTTCATCTATCATCTTCATAATATTTTTAGCTTGCTGTTTCTTTCCTGAGGTTAAATTTGAATACACATCAATTTCATACATCACTCTAATATGATTTTCATATGAGCAACAGTCAATCGAACTTTCATAAACGCTATTGCTTACTTCAATGATTGATACAGCTGGAAACTTTGGTGGTGAACTTACAGTTTCACCTACAACATATATTTCTTCGAAAGCCTCTCTCAAAGCCTTTGCACAATAACTGAATATTTCATTTTCATGGTCTATCATACAAATACCTCTTTGATTTTTTTGTTAAAGCGTTTGGTGAGTTCTTTTGCTGTTTCATACATAAACGGTCTTGAGGGCATACCCTCAGTAAAACGATACTCTCCATTATCCGTTGGATAAAACCAGCCTATTCTGCCGTCCTTAGTGACTATATAATGCGTTCCTCCGCCGTATTTATAGCCAATTTCAGCTATAGCATTTCCGCTGTAAGGGGAGTTCATCCCAACTATACCTGTCCCAAATTCAACGAACACAGCATAATCACAATCAACTCTTATAATACCTGTATTGGTATCAGCATTGTAATATCCGCCTACGGAATTAAGGAGATTTCCTGTATCATTTATATTCATTTCGACTATTTTTGCACGAAGTATGATGACGCCGTCATCTATAAGAGCCTTTACAAGCCTTTCGGATCTTTGCTTAATACTATCTCTGTATTTTTCGATTGATTTAATCGCCTGCCCTATTTCTTTTGTATCAAGACTAAAGCTTATCTTTTTCACTGACAATCACCTTCTTAACAGCAATCTGTATCTGATTAATTGACCTTGCAACTTTTTTTACGATGTAATCGTGTGGTTTTTCGGTATCAAGATTATCAATCCAAAGCACAGTGTTTTCATCAATATTACAGTTTATATTTGAAGTAATAAGCACTCTGTCATAATCAAGAAGATTGCCAAAATGTTGATTATCTGCACTGCCCTTGCTTGCAGAAGCGGAAATCATAATCATCTCAGGCTCACTATAAGTAATCTCATACTGACCTGTGCTGTTACCGTATTCATCAATAAGCTCTGTACTTTTCTCGTAATTGCTGTAATAAACCTTAATCTGATTCCTGCGTAAATCTCTCATAACACGCTCCCGTATGGAATTATTTCATCAAGCAAATCTGAACTTACCCAACTAGATTGATATGTTCTGCTAACGCCGTTTTCACTGTGTGAAATTTCGCCCTCAGCACCCTGCTTATTGTATAAATCAAGAGCAATACGGAAAAGCAGGTCATTATACTGTGGCTCAATCTCGTTTCTGTCTGTTCCATAAGGAAAGCGTTTTGCAAAAATAACCGCCTTAGAAGTTTCAATTATATCAATCAGCAAATCTTCATTCGTTTCATCAGGAAGCCTTAACTTCAGCCTCTCAAGAGCAGTCATAATCAAACCACCTTGATAGTATAACATTCGTCCATTCTCTCAAAGCTCGGAAGAACTATCTGAGAAACGATTGTTTCAACATTAACAGGATTTATTCTTGTTGCTGTTGTTACTGCAATTCCGGTATTCACAATAGAAACTGCTGCCTTTCCCGAACCAAGCAGGTCTGCTTCTTCTGGTGTAGTACCATACCATGTAGAACCTACTCCGCCATCAGGAAGAAGCGTTACTACATCATCCGCAAAGAACTGCTTTTCTGTACCGCTCTCGTCCTTAAATTTCTTGTTATATACAATAATATTCAAGCCGAGAAGCTCACTTACAAGCTTAATGATGATACTTTCTGTAAGAAAAACATTTGCTGTTGCATTTTGTGCAAGAACAGCAGATTTCACCTTATCACTTGCAAGAAGATAGTTAAAAGTTTTCTTGCTCATAATAGCTGTAACCGGCTTACTGCCACTATAAATCTCGCAGTTATCCTGAGCTTTGCGTAAATCCTCAAGCGGATTTGCATTTGTGCTGTCGCTCCACTTATCCTTTGCAGAAAGAGCCATATAGTTATTAGACTTATACTCATTATCAGGGTCATAGTCATATATATAAGATACGCCGTTTGCACTGATTGAAATTGATGGTTTACCATTTGCAGAAGAAAGCAACTGCATTCTCATTCTTTCAGCCGCAACATTTGCACCTTCTATAAGACTGCCTGCATCATTGAATATAACAGCAAGAACAGATTCTACATAAGGGTCTTTGCTGTCTTTTGCTCTGAGGATTTCCTGTCTATCCTTTTCGGATATAAGCATACCCTCTCGGAAAAACGGCATTTCTGTCTGAATCTTGCTTACGCCGATTCTGTCACGAAAACTTGCTTTTGCATCAAAATTTGATGGTGCAAGAGAAATAGGCAATCCCTTATGTCCCTTAATCCATGATAGGTCAAGTCCTGCCTTTTTCTTTGATGAAAAAAGCCCCTCGCCAAGATATGGTGTTCTATTACTGCCTGCCTCGCTCCAATACGCAGCGATTGTCTGCGATGTAAAAAGTTCAGATAAATTCATTCTTCATACCTCCTTAAATAAGTTGTATCATAGGCAATGCCGTAAGAACTGCTGCTGCAATATCTACGCCAGAATTGTTCTTAGCCTTTTGCTTATCAATAAAGCCGTGAATAATAATAGTTCCTATCGGTCTGTCTGCGGTTACATCATCAAGAAGAATTCCAACAGCATCGGCTGTATTAGCAACAACACCTGCCGAGCTTATCGGACTGCCTGCTTTTACCACTCCACTTGCAACCGATGTAAAATCAAGTGTCATTGGTCTGCCTACATAGTGGTCATTTGCAAGAATTGTTGCTGTCGAAAGCATATTTGTTTTCTTTAAGTTCATTCTTTTTGCCCCCTATAATATGAAAATACTTTTCTTGAATTTTTCTCTGTTTCAGACTTATTCTTACCGATTTTTCTTGCAAGTTTTTCTGCAACAGAGGTTTCTTCATTATCTGAATCATCACCTCCGCTTGGCGGTGGTGTTTCTTCTTGTTGTTTTGCTTTTAGATTTGTTTCCGTTTCAGAAATTTTATTCATAACAATAGTGGCTATTGCATTTGCAAGCTTCAAGGTTTTCTCCTCGTCCTCTGATACAATTCCGTCAATCAAATCTGAATAATCACCCTCTGAAAGTCCCGATTTAGCAAAAACACTTTCTGCTTTTGTGCGATTTAAGATTTTTGCGTTTTCTGACTTTAACCTTTCAGCATCGGCAAGTGCTTTCTTCATTTTTTCCTCATTCGTAAGCTTATCTGCCTCAGAATCATCAAATTTCTTTGCCTTATCTCTAAGTGTTTGAAGCTCATCAGGTGATATTTCAATATCTGAAAGTGCTGTAAGCTTCTTGAGCTGTTCCTCTGTTGCGTCTGGAAATATTTTCTTTAGCTGTTCGATACTCAAAACTATTCCTCCTTAATATTTTGTGGGTTATTATTTGCCTGTGTTTGTTTAAGTTCACGCCATTTATTCATAAATTCTACACTGTCTGCTGCCACCTGAGCTGGGTCGCTAAACATTTCGCAATTAGCGATTGCCGTTTCAGGTGCTATGCCTGCCTCAAGCATATTTAACAAGCCTTGTGTTTTTGTAAGCATATTGTCTGTGCGATTACGACTAAACTTTACACCTACATCTGATATTGCAAGATTTTTCATTATTTCAGGTGCATCACGACTATTACTCAGGATTTTAAGCACAACTCTTAAAAATTCTTTTTCAGAGCCTATAAAAGTAAGTTCTGTTTCTCTTGCGTGACTTTCTGCGGTCTGCCAACCGCTCGCAAGAAGTATAGCTTGTCCTGTATTTCCACCTGTGCTTGCGTTTCTGTCAGGCACTCCTGCAATCTGCAAAACCGTCTGATATAAATCGTCTTTAACGGTCTGAGCTCCGTTTTGGTCAAGTTGTGAGGTCAGAAATTTTATTATTGCCTGAGCGTTTCCTGCTGGGCTTTTTGTTTTTATTCCGCCTGATTGTCTAAGCTTTTCAAAACCCTCGCTGTCAATATCCACATTGTGAAACCATATGAGGTTTTGAACAAACTGTGCAATATCGTTTATTCTATCAGAAGTAGAAATATTTATTGCATCAAGCAAGGGAATTACATTCTCAAAACAGCCCATTCGAGCCGAATTATTGACATATTCAATAACAGGCTGAATACCTATACCGTTTCTATCAACTTTTACAAGTTCAGACACGCCAAATTCTGTGCCAGAAAGAGTAAAAACATCTTTATCTGTATAAGCACGAATCAGTGTCTTGCCGGTTTCATCATCAACAGTATATGTAACTCCCAAAACAGGCTTTTTATAAATATCGTTTTGATATATAACAAAGCATTTATCAGGTGACGGCTGTAAAATATCAAAACCAGATATTCCCTCAGATTTCCTTTTTGGAAAGGCTATGCGGTAAGCTGTTCCGCAAATAAGCATTGTTTCTCCAAGTTCTTTATCCTTAGAAGCTTTATTCTCCTCAAACATCATCTCATTAAGCATTATTATGCTATCAGCATTTTGCATATGAACATCTTTATTGCCTCGTCTGACATATTGTATTGGTGAACCAAAAACATAGCCTGTCTTGAAGCTGACTATCTCTGCTGCGTGGTTTTCGACAACCTTATTATTGATTTCAGGGCGAATTTCCTTTGTTCTTCGCAAAATCGGCTGTATTCCCTTATAGTAATTAAATAGAAATCTTATTTCAGCAGCATTTTGTGCGTGTTTAACAAAAGCTTTGTTGAGAACCTCAACTATATTTTCTGCTGTAATCTTTTTCACTGATGTAAAAATCTGCCGTCTGCCCGAAAGCGTTTTATCAGTTTTTAAAAGCTCTGATTCGGTCATAGCTCCACCTCCCTCAAATAAAAATAAGTGCCGAATAAGAAACTTAATCCTCATTCGGCACTTGGCACTATGGCACTTGGCACTTTTATTTTAATTTTAATGGCAGTTTAATTTCAATATTTATCTTACAGCCTTTGCAGTATGGATAGATTATTCCCTTTGCCTGCGTATCAACTTCAAGCAATTTTCGTTTTATTCCTGCTGCTGCACACTGCGGACAATAAACAGAATCTTTCATACTATCCCTCCGATTTTTATTGTTATTACTATTATATAAAATCTTAGGGTGACATTACAATGTCAAAAGAATGACACTTAAAAAAATCTTTTAAAAATTTTTGTTTCACTATCTCCTGCAAATATAAGTTCCTTTAGCATTGCAAGACCGTCCGGAACATCATCGTGCTTATTTCTGCCTGTCACAAGAAAAGTAGTCAGCTTATGAAGTGCATCTCGATATTCTTTTGTGCTATGTTCTTTATCACGAAAGAAGAAGCGCTTTATATCAGGTGCAGCCTGAATTATTCTTGCCATCTTAGATTTAGTATTCGGAGCTTTTTCGTGTGATATATTTATCCTTACTCCCTGTTTTCTAAGTTCTGCATCAACATAATCTGCATACTCACTTCCACCATTATTTGCCTCGAACTTTGTTCTATGTGGCTTATGATAAGCTAATTTTCCAATTACAATAGGTTGAGTTACTGTTTTATCACCATTATTTAAAATCAGGTCATCTATGTATACATCTTCGCCATATACATATCCAAATGGCATAAACAAATCATCTCCGCCACCCCAAGCTACATCACAGGCGGAAATTATCATATCGGGCTTGCCCTCTGGCAGTGTTCCGTTATAATATCTAAGCTCATCAGCCGGAAACAGCAAACCCTCACGCTCATATGGCACTCCCATATACTTTGCACACCAGGTTGCGTCATCAATACTGTTTTTCATATCAAGATAATATTCTGTACTGAATCCAAGATTGTATGGATAATTAAAATTACTTTCATCGTTTTTATCAAGAGCAGGAATAACCGTAAATCTATATCTTGAATTACCCTCATACTGTTCCTGTATACGCCCTATAACATCAGAAACACTCCACCTTGTACCGATATGAAGTTCTTTTGCTTTATCTTTTTTTCGGTCTTTAAGCTGATTGAGATATGCGTCATACTTATTTTGTAAACGCTGAGGATTCAAAGCTTCCTCCAAATCCTCGATAATATCATCAACATACAAGAGCTTTGCGACCTCGACTGCTCCTGTAAGAGTACCGCTGATTGAACGGCAGGTAAGTGTCGGGAAACGCTTTTCTGTATTGAGGTCTATACTCTCGTTCTTTGCAGAGGTATTTGCAATTCTACATTCCGGGAAAACATCTGACCATAGATATTCACCACTGCTGATAATCGAATTAACCTCTTTATAAAAGCCCTCTGTGAGTTTATCACTGTGTCCGCTCATTACATTTGCTTTATCTGGATATTTGCCCATAAGCCAGGTTATATAAAAAATTCCAAGTGTACTTTTGCCAACTCTTGGCGGTAATGAAATGGCAAGAAAATCTATCTTATCGTCCTCTAAGTCCTGCAAATCATTAACTATTCTTTTCAGGACCTTCATTCTTGGGGCATAGAATTTCTTTTGAGATTCTCTGTTCCACTCAACATAAAGCAGATAATAATGGAAATATCTCTGCGAAAGAAACAGAGCTGTCTTTTTCGCAAGCTCAAAGTAGCCAACAGCTTTTTCAATATCGCTGGTTGCAAAAATCCTGCTATACTTCATACAGAGATGATAGATATTTTCTGCGTTGCTGTATGCGTTTTCACTTTCTGTTTTTTCAAGTAGTCTGCAAAGCTCAAAGTAATCAGACATTGTTTGCAGCTTTGATAAATTCTGAGTTTTGATAAGGTCTATAAGCCCGTGAGTTGTCATAATACCTGCCTCCAAATAAAAAAGTACCGACAATCTTAATAAGATTATCGGCACTTGGTACTTGACACTTGGCACTAATTATGTTTTTAATTAAAAGGAAAAATATGATTCTTATTTAACACCCATGCAACAAAATCTAAAATAATAATAGTACAAAGAGAAAAGTTTAAAATGCGTATTAAATGACTTTGTATTTCATAATAACTTTTATTGAAATTTTTTCTCTTTCTAATCTTACAACAATTTATTTTTGAATTTATAATTTTATCATTGGATTCCTTTTGAATATCATTTATACTGTTTCTATCAATGATAAACATAATAAGATTAAATAACAAATATAAACCATTAACTAATACAAATCCGCAAATACAAATAATAAAAACAACTTTAAAAATAGAACTTTGATTTATGCTTGTTATAGCACTTCCTATGTAATTAGAATCCACTGCAAATAATAATACTACTGCTGAAAATATAGAAAGCAATGTTATCAATTCTGTTTGCATAGATTTTGCCTTCTTAGTAGCCTTATCTAACTTTTTTCGAGTTCTTTTTAACTCTTGTGTTGCTTCTTCTAATTTTTTAATAGTACCATAAACATTTTCAAATTTTTTTTCATTATTAAGTTCAGTTTCTAAGCGAATTCCCTCAAGTGTTAAATGATCAAGCAATTTTATTATTTGACGATATTTTTTATTATATGTTCCATAAATTTCATCAAGAAATCTTTTATCAATATATTGTTTCAAAAATTGTATATTTGTAGATAGATTTCCAATAGAGCCTTTATTCTCATTAGTGCTTAATTCATATAATATTGGAAAAAATATTGAATAATCATGTCGATAATCACCCTGATATATTGATAACAATTCAGAAAGATTTTTTTCTATCTCCTCATCACTATTTAATCGCTTAACAGATAACTGTCTAATTATATTTTTAAGTTTTTCTTCTTTTTGTACTCTTATATTCTTGGCGTCCATGGGTCTTTTGAATCACACTCCTGCTGAATTATCAAATCGTAACCTATCATCTCATGATTTCCACAATTATTAAAAACTAAATCCCATGCACCTTCACTATGATGAGCCATTTCAATCAATTCATATATAGATATGTCTTCACAGTCATCAACAAACTTTTTGATAAAATTCTCATCTTTTTTACTATCCATACAGATTTCAAAGGATTTCCTTATAGGATTACTACCATATATACAAAACTTATAATAAATTTCTGGGATTACAGGTCCAAATTGCCAAGCTCCAAAAGTATCGGAAAATAAATATTCTCTATTTTCTCTGTAATATCTAATCCAAAGATAATACAGATATTTCTGAAGTTGCAAATTACTTATAGGTTCACCTTTGCTATAGGCATAGTTAACCATAAATTCTGCAACTTGTTTTGCAGTATATTTTCCTTTCATTTTTATTACCTCCTGAAGCAGTATATAGTTATATTATATGCTCCTATTTTATTATAGCATACACTGTACAAAATATTAATTCTTTTAGAGAATATAGGCTAATAATGATTTGTATAGGATAATTATTAGAACTTTGGTATATAATCAATAATTTATAGATTTATTTTTAAAGGCTTTTTAATTTTTTCGTAATTTTCGGGGTTGAGTAAGCACTCCCTGCCCCATTTTACAAACACCCCCTGGGGTAGGGCAAAACAGTATCAAAATAACAGGTAGCCTAAAATGTATCAAAAACTATTGACTTTTGGGCTGTTTTGGGCTATAATTTGAATATCAATTTTAACGATCGTCTAATTTAATATTTTAGGAGGTTTTAAAAATGTGTGTATATGGTTATTGCAGAATATCAACAAGCAGACAAAATATTGACAGACAGATACGAAATATTCAAAGTGCATACCCTGATGCAGTAATTATACAAGAAGTTTACACTGGTACCAAATCAGAAGGCAGAACTCAATGGGAAAATCTTCTTAGAACAGTAAAGCCTGGAAATACAATTATTTTCGATAGCGTAAGCCGTATGAGCCGTAACGCAGCAGAAGGCTTTGAAACTTATCAGGAGCTTTATAATAAGGGCATAGAACTTGTATTCCTCAAAGAGCCTCATATCAATACTGCAACATATAAACGAGCTTTGAGCAATAACATATCAATGACAGGCACAAAGACAGATATTATACTTAAAGCCATTAATGAATATTTGATGGAGCTTGCTAAGGAACAAATCATCATAGCCTTTGAGCAAGCTGAAAAGGAAGTTCAGGACCTCCAGCAGCGAACTCGTGAAGGTATAGAAACGGCAAGGCTTCAAGGCAAACAGATAGGCAGACAGCAAGGAACAAAAGTTACAACAAAGAAAAGTCTTGAAATGAAAGAACAGATTATGAAATACAGCAAGGATTTTTGCGGAACTCTCAACGACATAGAATGTATGCGTTTGCTCGGAATCGCAAGAAATACCTACTACAAATACAAGAGAGAACTTAAAGAGGAGGCTTAATAATGCTAAAGCTGTTATTCTTCATACTATTGCCAATATGTATCATAATTTCAGCAGCAGGCAAGAGCGGTAAATAATCATCTGAGTGTGTCTTAATCAAGGCACACTTTTTTCGTTCAAATAGCCTGTATCGGTTTTTATTGTCGATATAGCAAAAATATATCAAATAGTTATTCAAATGCGTTTACAGGGCGTTTATGGCGAAAATAGAGCTATTGTATAAATAAAGCAAAGCATAAAATAATCCCCTGCGGTTTTCAAAAGATTCCGCAGGGGATTTCTTATTGTTCATCTGAATAATCGTTGTTTGCAGTAGCTTCAAGCAATCGCTGTTGGATTTCGTCCTGATTTGCGTTCTCCCCAAGGGGGTTATTTGGTGTCAAAACGACTTCTTGCCTATCACTCATTTGGAAGTAATTTTTGGCATAAAAAATCCAAGTTACCGGATTTATCTTATTTTCCATCACTAAATCAGACATCAGAAATGCGATATAGTCCTTAGCTTTTTTAATGATGTTGTATCGAAAGTCGTTCAATCCTGCTCTTGTTTTCTTCACCTCCCAGTTGTAAAGCGTGCTTCTGTTCACTCCGATTGCAAGTCCAAGTCCTTCAACCGTTGGTCTGAGCTGTGCTTCTATACAATATTCAAAATATTCATTGATACGCTGTTCAACTTCTTCGTCTGAATCAAGATTTATCTTTGGCATATCGTAAATAACCTTTAGCTTACGCATTTTTTCTGAAAGTTCTTCGCCTTTTGCATTAAAGCCATTATCTCCTATAACAGGTGAATTTCTTGATTTTGTTATTTTATTTTTTTCCAAATTTATCCCACTCCTTTTCTAATCTAAGCATTGCAAGCTTATGATACCTGCACACTGTACGAATTGATTTTTTAAGTTCTGTTGCAACTTCATCATATGTAAATCCTTTAAGATATACCATACACATTGTCTGTATAAGTCTGCAATCCTCAAGTGTATTAAAGAGCCTTAAAATAGCTTCTCTCTTACTTTTAAGTTCAAGTGTAGGTAAATTATAAAACTCTCTTATTTCAATACTTCTATCTATTCCTTTTGCAGACGCAAGAAATTTCTCAAGCTTCAAATTTTATCACTCCTTTGATTCAGATATTCTTTCGCCGTCATTCCAGTCACTCCTTAACTCAAGATACTTATTCAAGTACCAAATTGCTTTTTTAATATCCTCATCGGCATTTTTGTTTTTGTGCCTATAAAGATATTTGAAAGCATTACAGATACAGAAATCCTGCACTGCCTCTATGCCCTGCGTTTCAAGCATTACTTCTATACACTCAAACTTTCCAGTTTCGTAGTGTGTAGGGTGATTTACATTATCTTTGTAGTTCATTCTGATTTCTCCGTGTTTTCATAATATTCCTCTTCGGTAATTTCTTCGGCATAATATCCTTCAAACCCAATTAATTCACACAATTTTTCTGAACTAATAGGAACATCAGTTGCCACGCAACATTCCAATTCTTTTGTTTTATAATTTATAATCTTGTAATATTTTTCAAAGTCACCCATACTTAACCTCCTCAATCTTCCTCGTCCTCGAAAATGCTTTCGTTACACTCAAAATCTTCGCCAAGCGTCTCTTTCAAAAGCTTGTACATTTTACAACGTTTTTTCGCTGAAAAATTATTACACTTTTTAAGTACAATTATCTGACCCCTACACTTACCCACACAGCAAACGCCGTTAAGGTTGGCTATGCAGTTTTTATCACAGGGTACATATATCTTACCCATTTTATTAAACCTCCAACTCTAAAAGCTTTGGATTGTCATAAATATTGCCGATAACTTCAATATCTCTTGAATGATAGTGTCTGCCTAATCCCTTGTAGATTGAATCATACACAATTCCAAATTCAGTTTCTTCGGCATCATACTGAACAACTCCATAGCTGTCACCATCCGAGCGGTCAGAAAAATCAACAATATCTCCCTCAAAAATTTTTGTGCCGTTCTTGTCTTTCAAGCCTGTGTATTGCCCGACGGTTTCGGGGTCAATGCACCATATATGCGATGCACCACACTCATAAGGCTCTTTTATAGCCAAGCCCTGCGGCTCAATCGTTAAATAGCCGTACTTCCATTCGTCCCCGAATTTACCCCTAAATAAAATTTCTCTCATTTTAAACTCTCCTTAAATCCGTGTTCTTTGAGCCAAGCCTTAGCTTTCGCTTTAACCTCTGGCGGTGCGTCTGCTATATTGCATATAGCCTTGTAAACCATTGCCAAAAAAACTATTTCGTTCTTGGGCGGTGTAAGCCGTGTATACTCCTTCATAAAGCTTCGAATTTTCTTCTCATCAAGGCTAAAAAGAGCCTCATTTCGTTCTTTCACAAATTTCTCTGGATTAAATCTTGCGTTCATTCTTCTACCTCCTGATTGAGCCACGCTTTTACACCCTCTCGGCATTTAAGTCCTTTGCAATCATCATTAGCGTATACGCAATAATTACAAGTACCTTCACAGTCGATAAACATCACCATTTCCGCAACCGTCATATTCTTGATTTTTTCGTAGTTTGTCATTCTGATTCCTCCTTAATCTATATGCCTTTGTATTTCTTCAATTCTGATATAAATTCCTGGCTGTTCAGCCCAAAACTTTTCGATAAACTCCGAACATACCAAAGCGTCATCTTTCCAAAAAACTGATTTTGTCATACAGTCTTTAAGCATCTTTTGAAGATTATCTGTATCAGGCTTTGTTATACGATATTCTCCATTCTTGTGATTGCCTTTCGGAAATAACCACTTTACAATTAGCTGTAAACCGCCCTCAAAAGGCTTCTGAGGTCTGTGTGGATAAAGTCCTGATAAGATTTTCGATTTAGCCTCTTTAAGCTCTGGTGAGTCATAAAACATAGGCTTACCATTCCTTATCGTGACTTTATGTTCTTGAGCTGTTACTGTTGGAGGTATCATTGGCATAAAAAATTCAATCATTGCTTTCCTCCGATTCAAAATCAATTCCTGTCCATTTTCCAGTAACACTGTCATACTTAACGAAACCAGACTGTTTGATATTGTTCCACACATAATTTAAAATTTCAGGTTGTTTAATTAGCCACCATAATGTTCTGCTTTTTCTGATATCAAACTTTTCACCAGGAATGCTATGATACAAAGGAGGCATTTTTCGTGCAACACTAATCAACTTATTTCGCTTGATTTTATTTGCCATTATTTACCAACTTCCTTTTTACTTAACTTAAATTTTTTCTTGTCACAGGTCAGGGGAAGGAAGGTAGGGCGGGCAGTGCTTAAGCCCGCCTTACTTCACCCCTGTGACCGTGAGGGAAATGTTTATTCCTATTATTTATAATAATAGATTTTCCTTCCCTCGGAAAAACTCGATAATTATTCGATATTTTCCGTCACACGGAAATTCTCGATTCCGATTCGATATTTTCCATTTCGGAAAGGGAAAATTTATTCGATATTTTCCTTTCCTTCCAAAAAGACGGAAGGGAAAATTATTCGATATTTTCCTTTCCCTTTAATCCTACATTTCCACCGTCAACCCAAAACCCACCGTGTGATTTTAACTTATTTCTGACTGTTTTTTCGGTCGTCCCCATATATTCTGCAATATCAGATACTGTAACTTTACCATCTAAATTACACGCATCAAAGGCTTCTTTTATGGCTTCATTGCGTTCCTTTTTCTTTTCTTCGGTAGTTTTTTTCTTACCGAAATTTCTTGTATATGGAGAATTTTTAGAATTTATATCCGATTCAGAATTCACATCTTTAAGTACTCCGACAGTATCTACAATGTGAATAGGATAGTCGAACCATAAGTTCACAGGCTCAAATTTAGCAAACTCTCGAAGCGTTCCTTCTACTCTCCATGCTGTTCGCTTTTGGATTTGTTTACGCACAATTTCAACTTCTTGCATTATGTTATTGAATGTTAAATCCGATAAAGCTTTTTTGCATGCTTCACGCATTTTAACTTCACTACATAAATCATCTTGAGAAGCTATATCAAGCTTATCAAAGCGACTAAGATATTTCATACATATCTCACATACTGCCTTATTTTCCTGTTGTTTGATAACATTATCGTTAAGCATAAGCTCTGACATATTTAAAAGAGCGTCAGGGTCACGAGCGAAAACACCAGAACCACTTGCCATATCCATAGAACGCTTTCCTACCTGAGAACCTTTGCTGTGATGATGGCAATATATAACCGCTGTTCCAAGCTCTGTGCATATCTTGTCAAACTGATTACAGAATGCTGCCATTTGGTCTGCACTGTTTTCATCTCCAGTTATAACTTTATAAATCGGGTCGATTATAACAGCTATATAGCCTTTCTGTTTAGCTCTGCGTATCAGCTTAGGTGCAAGTTTATCCATAGGCACAGACCTTCCACGAAGGTTCCAGATGTCTATGTTTTTGAGGTTATTAGAAGGTATTTTAAGAGCCATATAAACATCTTTAAATCTATGTAGACACGATGCCCTGTCAAGTTCAAGATTGACATATAACACTCTCCCTTGTGCACATTTGAAGTTGAGCCATCTCTCTCCTTCTGCAACAGCTATACAAAGCTCAATCTGTGCAAAGGATTTACCAGCCTTAGACGGTCCCGCAATAAGCATTTTATGACCTTGACGCAAAACGCCTTCAATCAATGGTGGTGACAATTCAGGCAACTTATCCCACACGCTTGCAAGGCTTTCTTCATCAGGAAGATTGTCATTGATACTTTCTATGTATTCTTCCCAGGACAAAAAATCTTTAAATCCCATATTCGTCGCAAGAAGTGCTTGAGTTTTATCTCCTCTCTTCACACCTGGCATACGGCTAAGCCTTGATGGATTTTTGTTCGCAATATCAATCGTCATTCCTGCTTCTTGACAGCGTTTATAAATATATTCTACTCTTTTACGGTATTCGTCCTTGTTACCTGCGTCAACATGAACAATCGCATGTATAGATTTTTTTCCACTATAGACAAGACAAGCTACCGGTAATCTTAGGTTTTCTATTATCTGCCTCTGCTTAGATAATTCCATATTATCACTTTCAACAAGTGTATAACGATAGTCTGTAACATTCTCGTTTTTTACTCCTGTACCGTCAAGTGGATTAAACCTTATCCAAGCTCCTGCCTTGGTATTATAATCACCAAATACCGCACCAATATCGCCATTACATTTAGATAGTGCCTCTATGAGCTGACCTGCTGTTCTATCATAGCTGCCTTTTGCAGGTAAATATTTTCCGTCTTTTTCCCAAGTTTCTGTAACATAACCAACATTTTCATTAGATTCAAAAATAGTTTCAAGGTATCTGATAAGCTGTTTGTCGGCTCGCTCCTCTATGGTTGTTTCAGGCTCGCCGTCAGCCTCAAAGGATATTTCACTATCCCAGTCAAGCTCGTGTCCTTCGTGCGACTTGTAGCCATTTTCTCGTGCCATCTGAAATATAGTAGCTCCTGTAACAGGACTTTCTGAGCCATTAAAGCTGTTCCATTTTTGTTGGCACTCTCCGCTGTGCCAACGACTGTCCGACCTCGACCAATTATCAAAAACGGCTGCGGAACAACCCTCATACTTGAGAGCCATTCCAACATTTAGCCATTCCTGATAGCTTAGTGTGGCAGGGTTTATATATTCAAGTGCTTTTAATATATCTTCCATTTTTTATACTCCTGAATAAGTTTTAACATCTATTCCCGATGGTACACGCCAGCCGTTTGCGGCTATTCTGTCGATAAGATTCTTAGCCTTTTCAAATTGCCAAGTTCCAACATGTTGAAAACCTTTACCTTCAAGAAAGCGTATTTGCTTAGGCGTTGTCAAGCCTTCATTTCTGCGCTTTGAAAGTCTATCAAGAAGCTTTTGAGCCTTACCTGCATTATCAATTTCATCAGGGAATACTCCAAGTTTTTCAAGCTTCGCTTTTTGCTTATCAGTTGGTGGTGACATTTCCCAGCCAAAAGCTGGTACATAGCTTGCTAAATCTTCTGCTTGTATCGACATTTCGTATTGAAGTGGGTCAACAAGTTTCCTCTTGCGTTTTTTCATTTCTGAAAGAGTTTTGGCAAGTGCCTCCTCACGCTGAGCTACTACATCTTCGTTTGCTTGTTGCTCGGCTTCTTCAATATCAATTTCGCAGCCAGCTTTGTCTGCAAGATTTTCAGTCATTTTCTTTGCTACTTCTTCACTTTCGCAAATAAGATGAGCTGGTCTGCAAAGCTCATGCCGTTCTGTATGCCACAAAAAATCAAGCAACAATAAATCTTTTTTACCTTCACACAGTCGGGTACCACGCCCAACCATCTGACAATACAGACCTCTTACTTTTGTAGGCCTAAGTACAATAACGCAATCTACTGAAGGACAATCCCAACCCTCTGTAAGTAACATTGAATTACAAAGTACATTGTATTTTCCTCTGTCAAAGTCTGCTAATACTTCTGCTCTATCTTCACTTTCACCATTGACCTCGGCTGCACAAAACCCATTTTCATTAAGTATATTTCTAAATTTCTTAGAAGTCTTAACAAGTGGTAAAAAAACAACTGTCTTTCGATTCTTACAGTAATTTTTCATTTCTTTTGCTATTTGATATAAATAAGGGTCTAAAGCTGTATCTATATCGCTTGCTTTAAAATCCCCTGCTTGTGTAGCCACGCCCGATAAATCTAATTTTAAAGGTATCGTAACAGCTTTAATTGGACTTAAATAGCCTTCTTTGATTGCCTTTGGCAAGGTATATTCATACGCAAGTGAATCAAAAACCGAGCCTAAATTTTTCATATCTCCTCGGTCTGGTGTCGCTGTAACACCTAAAATATGTGCATCTGAAAAATAGTTTATTATACGCTGATAGCTGTCTGAGATACAATGGTGTGCCTCATCAATAATAATTGTATCAAAATAACTCTCATCAAATTGCTGTAAACGCTTTTCTCTCATCAATGTTTGAACAGAACCAACCGTTACCCTATACCAAGAATCAAGACAAGAATTTTCAGCTTTTTCAACAGAGCTTTTAAGTCCTGTTGCTTTAAACAGCTTGTCCGAAGCTTGTTCAAGTAACTCACCTCTGTGTGCAAGTATCAGAACCCTTTCGCCCTTTCTTACACATTCCTCTGTAATTTTTGCGAAAACAATAGTCTTTCCGCAACCTGTGGGAAGAACCACAAGGGTTCTTTTGAACCCTTGCTCCCATTGCTCAAATACCGCTGTTTTTGCTTCCTGCTGATATGGTCTTAATTCCATTAGAAATCACCTGCCGACCATTTAGGCTTAGCTGTTTGTTCTGGCTGGCTTCCTTGAAAATCATAAAACTTAGAAATCTTGTTAGTTTTACGCTCTTCACCTCTATCGGTGGTGTAAGTATCTACATAGACCTTACAACGACCCTTTGCGCCCAAAACCTTATTCCAGTTCATTCTAAGCGGTTCACCATGTTTTTTCTGACCAATAGAGCAGAAAAACTGTGATAACTTCCATTCCATTTTTGTATGAAGTATTAATCTTTCAATAATACTTGTATATGCTGAACCATCGCTGACTCTCAGTGTAAGAATTGCCATGTTGCTTGCTGGTATTTTTTCTGAACCGTTCGAGCGACCTCTCTCAAACTTAGTAACCTCAAAATCATAATCTCCATCTTCAAGAAGTGTAAATTCACTTTCTTGTGAAATTTCATCGTCCCAGTTTAATTCTCTTTCAAAATCTGACATAATACATTACTCCTTTAAAATTATATTGGTAAATCTCTATTTGATACAATGAGTGGATACATCTTATTCCACGCACCTACAAGACAGCCCTCAATAAAATCACTGTCATACTTCGCTATAGGTGTGTCTTGCGGATAGTATCCACGCTGTGCAACTACTTCTTGTATCTCAGCTTCACTTACATCGTTTGCTTTCATAAGGTCTGCAAGTGATTTCGGTATATAGTCTGGTAATTCATCGGTTATTTGTCTTATTGGTTCAGGCTCTTTCCTCGGCGCTGTATCAACCATTTTATCAAGGTCATTGATAAGTTCATCTGCAGTAGCCTTCTGAGTAGCCGGTGGAGTATTTTTAAAATTATACTCTTTAATACCGTTGTCTTCAGTAACAGCCGGCTCTACTGATAATCTATCGTATATGGTACTTTTTATTGCCCCATATTCAAACGGAAGCATTTCTGGCAAGTTGTCACGATTCTTGGCATCATAGCAAGCATTATGAGTTGTATACATAATACGCTTTGTACCACCTTGTGCCTTATACTTCTTATCATCAACCTTGACAACATTAGTTTGATAATTTGCAAAAAGTAAAGTATCTGCCCACTCTTTAATGATAGGAGATACATATTTAGTAAGCTTAAGTTCCCATCTGTCATAGCTGCCCATTTCGTCAGGCTGTTCAAATTTACGCATTTGTGCATGTGCAGTAATTACTACATTTATGCCAAGCTCAACTAAATCTTCACAAAGATTCGGAAGTTTTCCAAATTCTTCTGCAAGATATGTATAACCTTTACCATAACCAAAATCTTCAATTCCGTTCTTCTTAGCTTTAGCACAAACATGTGTTGAGCAAAGCCGTTCTGCCCAATCGGCAGTATCAATAACAAGAGTACTGCAATTAAGAATTTTATAATTGCTTTTAACATACTGAACCTGACTGATAAGCATTTCCCAAGACGTTGGGCGTTCAAATCGCTTTACTGAAAGCTTTTTTGTACTTCCTTCCGTATCAATAAAAATAGGATTCGGGAACATTGAAGCAAAGGTGCTTTTTCCGATTCCTTCAGGACCATAAACTACAACCTTCTGTGCTGACTGAATAGCACCATCAATTATTTGCATTTTTATTTCTCCTCAAACTTTGAAAGATTTATGAAACCGTCCTCGTGTTCAATCTTTGTGTTTTTTACTGCATATGTAAGAAGCTCATTAGTAACCTCTTGAATTGTCTTGCCTGTCATACCTGCAATAAGGATTATTTTTGAGTAATTTTCAGGCATAATCTTTACTTTTGTGTATCCGCTTGCAAGTTCTCTATGTGGATTGCACTTAATAATGCAGCTGCTGTTAGCTTTATCCTCTATTTTTCTTACTGCCATTAAAATTCTCCTGCCTTCCAAGTTTTTTTAGATTCCTTTACTTCTTGTAATGTTTCAGAATCGTTTTTAATATATCCATCTTCAATTATGATAGAGCATTCATCACCTGTAGAAACTCTTGTTGCTATCGCTTGTAATCCTTCTTGCTTAAGCCAAATGCTAAATTCATTCAGCGTATCTAAATCCATTTGTTCAAGTTTATCAAGCAATACAAAGCCACACTTCGGATTTAATTTTCTGACTACCGCAGTAGCTACTTTCAGTTGTTCAGAACCACTAAGGTTGTCCCATTTGAAACCTTTGTATGTAAGCTCTCCGTCTTCAACTGACAAACCAGGAAGCGGCAAATCTGCATTATTTAGCATAGCAATTCTTTCTTGTCTTATAGCCTCTATATCTTTTGTATAGGATTCATACTGCATTTGATATTCTTCTGCATCAAGCTCTGCTTTTTGTCTTTCAAGATTTGCTCTTACTTTGCGATTGATTTCTTCAACATTTGCAATGTTAGCCTCAAGTTCAGCTGTACTCTCATCATGCAAAAAAGCCGTCGATTTGCGAGCAGTTTCAAGCTGTGCAAGTACTTTCGTAAGCAACTTATTATCTGCCTGTATGCGTTCGCTAATTTCATTAGCCTGTTCTTCAAGCTTTTTAGTATTTTCTCTAAGACGCTGATTTTCTGCATTCTTCGCAAGTATTTCTTGTTCTTGCATAATCAATTCACTTGCGGAAATAGGCTCTGTTGGCACACCTTCAAAAAATTTCATTTCTTTAGCGAACTTCATTTTTTGGTCAGCAATTTGCCCAATAGCATGACGCTTGTTATACAGCGCAGTTTCTTCACTCTCCAGTTGATAAAGCCTATCTCCTACACCTATTATTTTTAGTAAGATATTAGCTTTTTCTTTCGCAGTGGCATCGAGAAACTTTGGAAGATTCAATGCAAATTGTTCAACAAAACTATTAAGTAATTGTTGACCGCTTTTGTTTCCATTCGGGTCTATTACTTTCAAAGTGCTATTTTTTCCGCTTCTTTCGACAATCAATCCATTTGAAAGCGTAAACTTAAGATGAGGTGGTACTACCGAACCATTACGCTGGGGCTCTGATGGTTTAAGTTTATCCCCACCAAGTCCCCAGGCTATTGCATCCAAAATAGATGTTTTACCTTGGTTATTCTTTCCACCTATTACTGTCAACCCGTTTTCTGTTGGCTCTATTTTTACAGCTTTAATACGCTTAACATTTTCGATTTCAAGCGTATCAATTTTTACTGATTCAATATTCATCTTTATACCTCCGTAATCAGACTGTAATAGTCTTCGTTATCAATAAATCTAATCTCTCTCAAATACTTCAAAGCAACGCTATATGTACAGAACGAAAGATTCTTGAGATTAGAAATAAGGCTGTGCCTTTCGTGGCTTGCATAGTAAATTCTTCTGATAACCGACTTCTGATAAGCATTCAGCTCTTTAGTTGCAACCACGCACTTGACTTTCTCTGAATTATGCGTTACACTTTTAACAGTATATGTTTTTCTTTTGTCGTCCCCAGAGTTGCCGCTCTGGAGGCGATTTTTCTTTTGTAACTTATTCATTGATTAGTCCTCCAATTCAATTTGTACCTTTGCAAGTTCGCACGCTAATCTGTACGCTTTAGCGCGTTTGTTTTCGCCGTGGGTTTCATTGACAGCTTCCAAAAAATCGTCAATCGTACCAGTAAAGCACCCACATTTTACACAGATACCTTTGTCTTTAGTTTTAAAAAATGTTGTAACATCATTTCTGCTGCCAATAGGTGATATGCATAAAACATCTCTGATTCCACGCACTTTAGCGTTGTCACAGACACAAGCGTTGCCATAGACACAAGCCTCATCAAAGACATAAGCACTGCCGAAAACACGAGCGTTGTCAAATACATAAGCGTCGCCATAGACACGAGCGTTGTCAAATACACAAGCGTCGCCATAGACACGAGCGTTGTCAAATACATAAGCATTGTCACAGACACTAGCGTTGTCACAGACACAAGCGTCGCCATAGACTTGAGCGTTGCCATAGACACTAGCGTTGTCACAGACACAAGCGTCGCTATAGACTTGAGCGTCGCCATAGACACGAGCGTTGTCAAATACATAAGCGTCGCCATAGACACGAGCGTTGTCAAATACATAAGCGTTGCCATAGACACTAGCGTTGTCAAATACATAAGCGTTGCCATAGACACTAGCGTTGTCAAATACATAAGCACTGCCGAAAACACGAGCGTCGCCATAGACACGAGCGTTGCCATAGACCCAACAATTTCCTTCCTGAGACAAATTCTTCTCTTTCTCGACATAACCACCCAAGTCGCCAGCTTTAACATCTTGATATAATTCGTCATCTTTAAAGTCCTTTAAAGCCTTTATTCTGTAAAGTATACGACCACCTATCTTAATTTTGTCATCTTGCAGCATTTCATACTTATTCATTTCTTAATCCTCCTCAAATTTGTAATTGTGTGGCTTAAATCTTTCCATATGTAAGCAATAATCTCGCTTATCAAATATCTTGTTTGCAAGTATTTCAAAGTCGTAGCGATTTCTGCAAATTTTGTCTGCTTTTTCAGCGAGTTTATTCATACGCTTTTCGAGTTTTGCGGTCTTTCGCTTTTCAGATTTCTTTTTGCTTTTGATACTGACATTCTTGCAAAAGTTTTTGAGTTTACTCATATTGCCTCCTTTCTAATGCTTGCGGTTTTCCATCATGATTTACTCAATCCAAGATATTCCTGAAATTCCTTTGGGTTTATGTAGTATGTATATCTACAACCACCACCCATATTAGTTGCAAAACCAAAAGGCAACAAGTTTCTTTGCAAGCCTATTCTTACAAACTGTGGGCTCACGCCCATTATCTTTGCCGCCTCAGCTACACTTATTCTTTTTGCTGACATAATCTCACCCCCTCTCACTTTGTCCAAAGCTGTTATGAGCTAAGCTGTCACTTGTTCATCTTTGGCGAAAAGATATTCTACTCGAAAACCAATAAAATATGAATTTCTGATTTTAAGAGCTTCAGGTACTGTGAACTCTGATTCTCCTGAAAGTTTGTTTCTTACTGTTGCTTCAGAACATCCTAACAGCTTTTGAATATCATATCTCGACACTCCATACCTAGCCATTTCGGCAAGCAAATTTTTCATAATATAACACCTTCTTATATTTATTGCCGACTTCCGCAATCGGTAATTGTATTATATATCCGACTTCCGCAAAAGTCAATAGCTTTTTAGAAAAAAATTGCCGAAATCGGAAATTTTTTATTGACATCGAAAATAAAATGTAATATTATAAATTCAGAGGTGAAAAAAATGTGGCTAGACAGATTAAAAGAAATGAAAAAGCAATCCAAAAAAACTTCTAAAGAAATTTCTGAATGCACAGGTATACCTAAAAGTACTATTGATAAGTTATTTGCTGGACAAACGAAAGAACCTTTTTTATCAAGCGTAAGATTAATTGTTCATTGTTTAGGATATACATTAGATGATTTGGATGATGAAACAGAATATTATAATAATCCCCAAATTACTATTACAAGCACTGATAAGAACGACAATGATAAACAAAAGCTATTACATAATTACGAAAGTCTTAATGATACTGGAAGAGATAGACTATTAGAGTATTCAGACGACTTAGTAGCAAGTGGCAAGTATTCAGACACCGTTACTATAGCTGAGGTAGCAAGAACTAATGATAACAGAAAGTCTTTAACTGAAAGACAAGTTACGGCAAAAGAATTAGAAATATTCGATATTGCTCCTCAGAGCGACGAAGAGCTTTAAATAATAAATAAAAAAATCCCTCATAGGACATAATATCCTATGAGGTGATAAGCTTGGATTATGGAAAATATAAAGATGCACGAAATGCGTCTTGGCAATGTATTTTAGATTTTAACATTAACAAGTTACCTGTTATGGTAACTGATATTATTAAAAAATCCGAAAGCATAAGATTATTTAAAGATAGTGATGTGCATATGCTCGAAGAGGGCGAAAGCGGTAAAACAATACTTCATAATGGCTTTTTTGAAATTGTCTATCGTGATACAGAACCATCATATCGTTGCCGATTTACAATATCGCACGAACTTGGTCATATTTTCTTAGGACACTTGTTGATAAACACTCCAGTTTACAGAACATTTGCCGTAAGAGATGATTTAGAGAGTTCAGCGAATGTATTCGCAAGAGATTTATTAGCCCCAGCCTGCGTTTTACACGAGCTACAAGCAACAACCGCTGAACAAATAGCTAAGATATGCAATATATCTATGCAAGCAGCTAAAAATCGTGCCGAGCGTATGCAAGTGCTTGAAGCAAGGAATAAATATTATCTTCACCCACTTGAAAGGCAAGTGCGACAACAATTCGAGCAGTTCATAGAAGAATATCGCTCAAAAATGTAATCAATAAAAAACCGCTCCCACCGAGTAGCAGTCGGCGAGAGCGGAAATCATTACAACGGGTGCAATGATACGAAATTCGCAAAAATATTGTATCATACCCTTGTAAATTTTTCAAGTGAAGTTTACAAGGGATTTTTGCACCCTTTTTTAAGAAAAGGAGTGTTAATATGAGATTACCAAATGGATATGGCAGTGTATATAAGCTTTCAGGAAAGAGAAGAAAGCCTTATATCGCACGAAAAACAAGAGGCTATGACGATAACGGAAAACAGCTATATTCTATCATAGGCTATTATGCTACTCGTCAGCAAGCATTGCAGGCATTAGCAGACTATAATTTCAATCCATATGACCTTGAACTTGGAAAAATAACCTTTGCTGAAATATATGAAAAATGGTATGCAGATGAATTTAATGAAGATACAAATAAATCTACACGGCGAAACTATGAAGCTGCATACAAGCATTGTGAAGCACTTCATAATATGAAAATGTTAGATATAAGACCTATTCATATGCAAAATATATTAGATAACTTGCAATTAAGTTACGCAAGCGTCAAGAGAGTACATATCCTGTTTAATAAAATTTTCAAGTGGTGTATACAACATGACTGCATAAAGAAAAATTATGCGGAAGGCTTGAAAATAAATGTCAAGTATGATTCTAAGCCAAAGAACGCATTTTCGACAGAAGAGATAGAACAGCTCTGGAAAGCTCAAAAAATAGATAGTTTAAAAATAGTTCTTATGCTAATATATAGTGGTGTTCGAGTTTCAGAACTTCTAAACTTAACGAAAGAAGATTTACATATTGATGAACAGTATTTTTATGTTCGTGCATCTAAAACCGATTCAGGAATAAGAATTGTTCCGATAGCTGATAAGGTTCTTCCATTTTGGAGATATTTTCTTGAACATTCCAAATGTAAATATGTGATTTGTACCGAAGACGGCAAAAGAATGGCATATGATAACTTCAGAAAAAACTATTTCAATAATCTTATGATTAGTCTGGGTATGAATCATACTATACACGAAACTCGTCACACCTGCATAAGCCAGCTTGTGCAAAAAAATGCTAATCAAACAGTTATCAAGAAAATAGTCGGTCATAAATCAATAATGAATTTAACTGAAAAAGTATATACTCACATCGAAATTCAAGAGCTTATAAACACAATAAATTTAATATGATTCATAGCAATTTTGCCCATACATTTTTCAAAGTTGTATGGGTAATTTTTTTGTTAGTTGCGTGTTAGTTATTTGTTAGTTATATATATCTTAAAAGCTTGTTTTTAACGAATTTAAAGCAAAGAAAATCCCATAAACACTGTATTTTCAGTATTTATGGGATTCTAAAAGTTATGGTGCGGATAACAGGACTTGAACCTGCATGAATTTGCATTCATATGGACCTGATGATTACACCACTTCGGTGTAAGAATATTTAAGTTCCACTTTTAATTCATACACTATATCATAATAACGTTTTGACTACAATCTTCTGACTAACTTTATGTTAGTTGAATAACTTACTTTTATTAACAAAAACGGAATTCATTGTGTTTCATATTCCCATTCACTAAGATATTTATTTACTTCATCTTCGTCAACTCTATTCAGTTTTTCATCTTTTCTTTCATACCACAAACAATATGCGATAGCCAATTTCTTTGCATCATCATCTAGTTCTGAAAATACTTGAGTTGATTTGAGTGATACAATGCTATTATAGGCATCTCCGTCGCTTAAAACACCTTCAAAATTATCTTTTTGAAAGCTCCATCCATTACCTTGTCCCGAACTCCAATGATTTGCCGTTATTTTAAGATATTTTGGAATATTAGAAGGTATCCTAAGTTCTTTTTCAACATAAATGTCTAATGAATTCTTATCAATATTACGCCATAAGATGTATGTAGGATAAAAATATGTTAAGTCAAATAGATTTAGAGTTTTAGAAGATTCTATTAGTTTATCTATTATTATTCTTTCCAAATTACTTAGCTGTTCTTCTGAAATTATTCTATAGTTATAATCAATATCTTTACCTATTCGTCCATAAGAATATTCTATTTGAAGTACTAAATAAACTACAATTGATAATTCGTCCGATGAATAAGAGTTGATTAACTCTATGATTCTTTGTTCAGCTTCATCTTGAGAATATGTTTTCATTATTTTCCATATGCAATTAGCTATAAATGTACTCGGAGCAGGATTAAATATTCCTCTTGATTTATGATTCGAGGGTATTGTTAATGCTATAATGAGTTCATTTAAAAATATTAATTTTCTATTTTCTGGTATATCAGGAACATATGAGAGCAATTCTCTTGAATATTCAAGCATTTTATCGTTTTTTATTAGTTTATTAAAATAATTATTTAGTTCTCCTCTATCAAAATCGTTTATGGATTCTAGTATTTCTTGTTTTGAAATAGCTACATCATCTAACGATAAATTAAAATATAAACCAGCACGGGTACGACAGGCAATCTTTTGCTTTTTTCTTAACTCATCATCAGAATCCCCAGAGTGATGATATCCTCCTGTCAACCATGAAAATTTTGGAAATAACGTCTGTACTATTTGTATCATTAATTCCGGATTATCATATATTTCCTGAAATTCTTTTAATCTCTTACTATATGCTTCTTTTTGTTCAACCCCAGAAATTCCTCTTGTATAAATACTTCCGCAAATACTATCAGTATTTTTATATATCCAGTTGTAAATACTTGAGGCACATATTTGTAGCGTAGTAATTGCGAGTAAGTCAATACAATTTGTTTCATCATGCATTAGGCTATATTTAAACTGATAGACATTAATTATTCTGTTAACATCCCTAATGCTTTTAATAAAGGGAGATATACAATAATTGAAAACATTATCCCAATAACTTTTTTCAAAATTAGAACAGGGTATTTCGCCAAACCAGAGTTTATTCAGTTTTTCAAAGAAAACACTCTGAACTAAGTCGCCTTTTGCTTCTGGAATATTGAATGGAACCTGTATTATCTTTTCAAGGTATTCTTCACCGTTGCATTTTTGCTCTTCACTTAGTGCTCTCACAACAACTTCTCTGTCAAAAGAAAGCAAATAAATAAGATTCGGAAAACCAGCCAATGAATTAACTAACTGAAAAATCAGTTTAATTTGATTATTGTTTAATCTGTCAATATCATCAATAATCACGATGAATTTGTGACTTTGATGACTTAACGCCTTAGTAACTTCTTCTTTCTTTTTATTAAGATTGTTATCATTACCGTTGGATAGCTTTTTTCCCGTTTTCTCCATAATCCACTTTATCGGTTTTATATATTTTCCGCCAACAGGTATGTTTTCTGCATATTCGAAAACTGTAGAATATTCTTGCAAGGCTTTTCCAACTTTATACAGGCTTTCACTCTTTGAATTAACATTAAGCTCTGCAAGCATAGTTGAAAAAAACTGAGTAATCAATTGAGTTTGGTCTGAATAATTCCACGGATTAAAATGTACAATTATCGGTTTTTCGTCCTCACTATAATTTTGTGTAAGTGTGTTTATATATGTTTCTACCATATTAAGAATAGAAGTCTTTCCAGATCCCCATTTGCCGCATAGACTAATTGTAAAATTATCTGTATTTGTGTATGATAATATTGCTTTTGCGAGTTGCTCTGAAAAAGACGCTCTATTTAATAAGTCAGAGCTAATGTTATCAATTGGCTTATCTGTATTAAACAT